ATGTGTGGTATGATATACTGCGAGTAGTTAAAAAAGCTTCCTCCTTCACAAAGTTTCATCACGATTTACATTTCGCATGAAACCTGTTTCAGAGAAAGCGTCCTCACTTGAATTTCGTTCTCGGTTTCGATCTCGAGGGAGTGGGGTAATAGAATATCTATCTCCTCCCAGTATATCATACCACACATTCAAAAATTTGTCAACTAATATTTAAAATTAATTCATCTAGTTATGATAACTAGATTAAATTATTTTCATTTCTATTTAAAATAGAGAACGAAAAAAATTATTGTTGAAACAAAACGCTTGAAATATGGTATAATACTTATAGAAAGAAAGGGTGCTTAAACCAGCACAAAGGTACAAACAAATGCAAGAACTTAAAATTGAAATGAAAACTTCGGGCGATTACAACAAGACTTTGAGAGCAATTTATGAATTAAAAGACGCTTATTATGAATTACTGTGTGTTATTTATGAATTAGCAAAGAAAAACGACATTGATTTAACATCTGAAGAAGTAGTAGAATTAAAAGTAATAAGATATAATGATGAAATTGATATTGAAGAATACTCAGAAAAGGGTCTAATTTGGATTAATGAAGATTTACAAGACATTATAAAAGAAAAAGAGGGAAAATAACATGCTGACATACATTATAAGAACGAATAGACATGCGTTTACAATTAATCATGATTTAACACTGAGAACATTGCTTTATCCTATATTAATAGGTGGACATCAAGTTGGAATAAATTGGGAACTTGAAGAAATTAAGGCATTAGAATTAGTAACTGAGAATGTTTATCAAGAGTTTTCAAGCGTAGTTGTGAATGATTTTAATAGAAAGATTAAAACAATTGTAAGAGGAGAAATGTAAAAATGAATATCACAATGTTACTTAAAAACGGAAGACGGATCAAAGGCCAATTAGTAAATTATGAGTACAGTAATGGTGAATACTTATTGATGATTGGAGTGAAAGGCAACATTCTTCCGGTTATTTATTATGTTGCTAAAGAAAAAGTGAAAGGAGTATATCTCAATGTCTGATTCTAATGAAAAGATTTTGGGTGCGATTGTTATATTAATGAATGAATGCAAACGGTGTTTGTTTAATGGAAGCTGTGATGATTGTAAGATTTACGAACAGTGTGGTCATTGCTTACAAACGGAAGAGGGTGTCAGCGTTGGTGAGTTATGACATTATGTTGAAGGTCGGAGGTTTTAAAGAAAACAGGATTCGCACATATTATAGGCAATGTGATGTCACGAAGTTTATACAGAGTTCAGTGTATCATACCGCTTCTTTGTCAATTATTCGCTATGAAGGGTTAACCAAGTGTCGGCTAAGCTCATCCGATTGGTTATCAGGAAAAAGAAAATGAGTCCTAAGCTTTACTTAAGACTCACTGAATGAAGTTGAGGAATGAATCAAGGAAATAACCGAGGTGCAAACCCAAACCGCACCGGGCGGGGCAAACCGCTTGCTTCCGGATTCTAGGCAGTTATAAAGAACTTGTTCTTCCTCTTCTTTATTATAACAAAGTTAAAGAAGAAGGTCAAGGAATCACCTAGTTATCATAACTAGATAAAATAGAGAACGAAAAAAATTATTGTTGAAACAAAATGCTTGAAATATGATATAATACTTATAGAAAGAAAGGGCGCATAAAACAAGCGCACAAGGAAAAACAAATGGCAAACTTAAACTTTACACTTGTATTCGTCAATCACTGCGAACCGATTAAAATCTACTCAATAGCCTATAATACAATTTATGAAGCCTTAGCTTATGAACACATTAATATTAATGATATTGAATGTATGGTAATCTGTGAAGAAGGTCGCTATTATAATTATAGCGGGTCAGACGCAATTATATTATGATGTTAAAAGAATGTGGTTATGAATAAACCCCTGATGAGTCTTTGAGAATTAAGACGAAACACCCGAAAGGGTGTCGGGTTAATAAGCCCTAGAAAAGAGGACATGGAACAATGTCAAAAATGATTACAAGAACAGTAACAGTAACAAGAGCAACAGTAACGGTGGTTCGAGGAGATGGACACCAAAAACAATTTAATATCACTTATGCAGGAAAAGCAGATGTTAAAACAGCATTAAAAGAAGCAAAGAAATTATGCACATTGGAGAAAAATGATCAGATTTTAGTCGGCGATCTAATACAGCAGAATAGTCGCTATGCAATGAGCATGGATGTCTTTATGAATTATGCTGATATTATCCAAAATTTTGATGAAGCTGAAGAAAGTGAGGAAGAATAATTATGCCATACGAATTAATTAATCAATCCGAAGTTCAAGTGGGATATGTATATTCTACGGTAAAAGGTGAAACACGTAAAGAGCAGGCGCAGGTATTAAATGCCATTAACTCTACACAGTGCGTTAGCCTTCAAGAGCAATTAGGAAAAACTATTATGGTTAAAAATGTAGTTTGCCACGGTGTAGAAATGACCAATGAGAAGACGGGAGAAGTAGCCCCTGCATGGAGAGTGATTCTTATTGCCGAGGATGGCACACAGTATGCCTGTGTATCAAAAGGCGTTGTGGGATCGCTCAATAAGATTTTCGGAGTATTCGGAACTCCAGAAACATGGTCTGAACCGCTTCCATTAATCGCACGAAAAGTTCAGGCAAAGCGCGGTAAGTCCTTAATTTTAGAAGTAGACGAAACAGCATTGTAAAATTCGAAATATAAGCCCTCGACGAATTCGGGGGCTTATGCATATAATAGGAAGGATGAATTAAATGGCGAAAGAGTTTAAATTATCCGCTTCACAACAAGCGAGGGTGAAGAAATTAAATAAATCTATTTCCACAAAGAAATCTAGAATTAAAAAGGAATTTGGGATTGAACTTCAAATTAAGACAAAGCCAGTAAAGGAGTTTTCAAGCAGAAAAGAATACAATGAATTCATTAAGAATGCTGAAAACTTTACCAACCGTTCAAATTTCCGTTATGTGAAGAATAAAAGAGGTGTTGTTGTCAGGCGTGAAGAATATGAAGCGGTAAAGAAAGACGTTGAAGTTATTAATAAGCGTAATCGTCAAAAGGTAAATAAAATCAAAAGGAAAACATTTACTTCAAGAGGAAAGAAAACCGCAATGCGTGTTGCTGATCGCGCTATGATGTTAGACACCCGATATAGCAGGCTTATTGATTTAGATTTTAAAAAGCGTTTTGAAGGATTTAGAAGTGCGCAGGAATTTGAAGAGTATGCACAACGGACAGATTACCGTGCCAATCCTGAATATGAAAATGAAATGCAGCAGAAGCTTTTGGACAACTATATAGCAGGAGGATATAATGTTTTCGGGGATGAGTGGCAACCGATAGCAGAAAAATTAAAATCCATAGGAGCCGAAGGTTTTGAAATGATGTTTTATACAGAAGATGTTTTAGACTTTGAATTTTATTATGGTGTCACAGAAGAGGAACTGAAACTAAAATCAATTAAAGAAGCATTAGGAATATAGAGTTATGAGTGCTTATTCAGCCGATTTTGAAACGACAACAGATGTGAATGATTGCCGTGTCTGGGCTTACGGCGTTTGCGAAGTTGAAGATAGCAATCAATTCTATTATGGGAATTCCTTGGATGGGTTTATGGAATTTATGGAAGAACATCCCGGTGATTATTATTTTCACAATTTGAAATTTGATGGTGAATTTATTATTGGATGGCTATTAAATCATGGTTGGGAACACTCAAAAGAAAAAGCTGAAAAAACATTTAGCACCCTAATTTCAAAAACCGGGCAATTTTATTTAATTGAAATTATCTATAAGCTATGGAATAAAAAGCAAAAGAAAGTTAGAATCTATGACAGCTTAAAGCGTCTGCCATTTAGTGTAGCTCAAATTGCAAAGGCGTTTGAACTCCCTATATCCAAGCTTGAAATTGATTATAAAGCTTATCGGAAACCGGGTCATGTGCTTACTCAGCAAGAGATTGATTATATTAGAAATGACGTAACGATTGTAGCTCAAGCCTTAGCGATACAGAACAAACAGGGTCTAACAAAAATGACCGCAGGAAGCAATGCTTTAACTAAATTTATTGAAACTCTGGGAAAAGAAAGATACAGAGAAGTGTTTCCGGTTTTAGATTTAGAAATGGACACAGCATTAAGGCCAGCCTATCGAGGGGGCTGGACATATTGCAATCCTTTATTTGCAGGAAAAGACGTCGATCAAGGACTTGTTTTTGATGTTAATTCCATGTACCCATGGGCAATGAGAGAAAAACCGTTACCTTGCGGAAGACCTGTCTATTTTAAGGGTCGATATCAAGACGATAGCTTATATCCTTTATATATCCAAAATATTATTGTTGAATTTAAACTTAAAGAGGGGCATCACCCCATGATCCAAGATAAGTATGGAGGATATTTTAAAGCGAATGAGTATCTTACTCATAGTGAAGGCGAAATGAAGCTAAGTCTATCCAGTGTGGATTTAAAATTATTTTTAGATCAATATGATATCCTCTATATTGAATATGTAGATGGTTATAAATTCAAACAATGCACAGGCGTATTTGATGATTATATTGATTATTGGATGGAAGTAAAAATGAATTCAATAGGGGCGATCAAACAGCTTGCTAAATTGATGTTGAATAGTCTATATGGCAAGTTTGCAACTCGTCCAGATGTTACAGGTAAAGAGCCTTATTTAAATGAAGAAGGAAAAGTTTGCTATAAACTAGGTGATCAGGAGTTTAGAGAACCGGTCTATACCCCGCTGGGTATTTTTATTACAGCTTGGGCAAGGGATAACATCGTAAGAACGGCTCAAAGCGTCTATGATCGTTTCTGTTATGCAGATACAGACTCTATTCACATTGTAAGTACAGAGCTTCCGGACATTCAAATTGACGATAAAAAACTGGGATATTGGAAATGCGAAAGTCACTTTGATAAAGCACGCTTTATCCGCCAAAAAACCTATATCGAACTCGAATTAACAAACGATACATTAAAAGACGAAGAAAAAGTGGTGATTGACGGGCAAACGTACAGAAAAAATGTAAAATGTGCAGGAATGCCGGACGCAGTAAAAGAGGTAGTCACATGGGATAATTTCCATGTTGGTTTAATGGTTCAACAGGGTAAACTAAGACCGTTACACGTTAAAGGCGGAATCGTTTTAGTCGATACCCCTTATACATTAAGATAGGAGGAAAACAATGTTAATTACTTTAATTAGATTTATAATTGCAATGATAGCGTTTGAACTCCCCATATCCAAGCTCGAAATTGATTATAAAGCCTATAGAGAACCCGGACACATACTAACTCAAGAAGAAATTGATTACATTAGAAACGATGTTAGCATTGTGGCTCAAGCCTTATCAATACAAAACAAGCAAGGTCTAACGAAAATGACAGCTGGAAGCAACGCATTAACAAAATTCTTAGTATTTGTACGGACTACCAAAACGGAAAGGGTTTCAGGATGGACAATCTTTCTCGTTTTAATTTTATCCATAATATCTTGCGTTTTTCTATTTGGTAGTTTATAATAGAATTAAGGAAAGGAAGGTCGATAAAAATGGCTAGAATGACAAGAGAAGAAAAAGAAACTATTTATCGAAATGTATTAACCTCAGACGGCGATAAAACCGTAATCGAAGATTCCGTTACTAGACTTCGTGGTGATGATGATGAAATGGAACGGGAAATCCAAGATCGAATTCGGGAACGGGATGAAGCCCGCTCGAAAATGGAAGAGCTAACCGAAGCCGGAAGAAAATGGAAAGAACGCTATGACACATTAAGTCAGCGGTATGCCACGATGTTTTTACGGGGAACGGATGAAGCCTTAGACCAACAGCGTCGGGATATTCGGGAAGATGATGTACGAGATAATGTGGAATGGAAAAACATTTTTGAAGAAGGCGGACAGCGCCGATTAGCAGAAAAGGAAGAAAGAGAGGAAAGAAAGTAATGGCAAAAGTAAATGCACCATTAAACACCTTTGATTTACCGGGTGTAGCAAGAAGTGTGACAGCCGTCGATGTATTAAATAGTATCCGAGCAACGGCCAGCGCAGAATATCAAAACAGAATTCCGGAAGCAACCCGTGAAAACATTGTCGATGTAGGCAATGCCATGATGAATTATCAGCCAGCACAGAATGAATTCTTAAATGCCTTAGTGAATCGTATTGGTTTAGTTGTGATCCAGAACAAGCTGTGGGCGAATCCATTAGCGCCGTTTAAACGGGGAATGTTGGATTTTGGAGACTCCATTGAAGAGATTTTCGTCGATATCTGTAAGGCTCAGCAGTATACGGTTGCTCCACCGGCAGACAATCCGGGCGATGTCTTTGCAGTGGAAATTCCGGATGTTAAAGCAATTTTCCATCGGATGAACCGCCAGAATTTTTACAAGCAGACCATTAATAATGATCAACTTCGTACAGCATTCTTGAGCTATCGAGGGATTGAAGATTTAATCGCACGCATTGTAGATTCAATGTATACGTCTGACAATTATGACGAATTTATCTTGATGAAGAATTTGTTTGTCGATTATTACAATAAGGGAAATTTCTATTCTGTTCAGGTCACTGCCCCGACGGATGAAGCTTCCTCGAAAGCCTTGGCCAGAACTGTTCGGGCATGGGCTAACAGCTTAACCTTCTTAACCAACAAATACAATGCTCAGGGTGTCTATACGCACACACCGCTGGAAGATCAGATTGTATTAATGACGCCACAGACAGAAGCCATGATCAGCGTGGAAGTCTTAGCTTATGCGTTTAATATGGATAAGGCTGATTTCCTGAACCGCGTTGTGATTGTGGATGATTTTGGAGGGCTGGAAGACGAAGGCGTATTGATGATGTTGGTGGATCGGGATTGGTTTATGGTCTTCGACAACTTCTATACCTTTACAGAGCAGTACAATGCACAACACTTGTACTGGAACTATTTCTTCCATCATTGGCAGACGCTGAGCACTTCCCAATTTGCAAATGCTATTTGTTTCACCACAGAAAAACCAGCGGTCAACACTGTCACAGTCACCCCATCCACGGCAACAGTAGCAAAAGGTAATAGTCAGCAGTTTACAGCTACAGTAGACACAACCAGTGGCGCGAGCACAGGCGTAACTTGGACTGTAACAGGAACGGAAGATGTCACTTCAACGATTTCTAATAGTGGAGTTTTAGCAGTATCAGCGGATGAAGCAAACACGTCTTTAACTGTAAAGGCAACGTCAAAATTTGATTCGACAAAATCAGGAACGGCCACTGTTACCGTTGGCTAATGCCTGAATTTATACCAAATACAACGGTGCGCTTATTAAACAACGTACCGTTGTTTTCAGATAATAAGAATCAATTGACGTTTGCCAATTCATCGGATCAAGAAAGTTTCTTTGTTCAAAAAACTTTTAGAACCTATGACAATTTAACATACCAACGAAAAACAAGCTATCTGCACATTCCCGAAAATGCCGATCATTTAATTAATGTTAATTATATGATGTATCGCAATTCAGATTTTGGAACAAAATGGTTTTATGCCTTTGTTACTAATATCGAATATGTAAATGACAGTTCCAGTATCATCACCTTTGAATTAGACGCCTATCAAACATTCCAATTTGATATCCAAATCTTGAATTCCTTTGTTGAAAGAGAGCACGTTGCTGATGATACAGTCGGTCTTCACACTGTTCCTGAAAACTTAGAAACCGGCCCGTACATTGCTACAAGTGAAGGACATTTTACAGCAGGTGCATTGAATATCTATATTATGGCCACGGAAAGCTTAGACCAGCCTTATTGGAATGTACCCGGAATTGTTGGAGGATTTCCTGTTCCTGTGTATTGGGCTAGCCTTGGTAATGTTGGCGATTTCACTTCAGCAGCCTTAAAAGAAATTATTGACACTTATGCAAGAGAAGGAAAAAGTAATGCAATTGTTGCTGTCTTTACAGCCCCTGAAAATTTAGTCAGTACAACCAATGATGTGAGAGTTAATACGTGGTCAATGGCATCCAGAAGATTAAGTATTACACCAAAAAACAACAAATTGTTTACCTACCCTTATTGTTGCCTAGGTGCAGAAGCCTTAGGACAAGGCATTGAATTTCGATATGAGTTATTCAGCGGTGCGCCTACTGCAACGATTCGAGCCGGCTTTGGAGTGAATCTTCAAGTTTCGGCTGTTCCTAACAATTATGCAGGAGAACGGGTTAATTTAGAAAACACACTAACATTAAAGGATTTCCCAGTTTGCGCATGGGTCAACAACTATTATCAAAATTGGCTTGCTCAAAATAAGGCTAATTTAGCAATTGGCACAACTAAAGCAGTGATTAACAGTGCTGTTTCCTTAGCAACAGGAAATGTTGGAGGAGTATTAAGCGGAATTAATTCGATTGCCAATATCTTAGGTGAGAAATACCAACATTCCATTATTCCAGATAGCATGGTTGGTTCAGCCAATGCAGGGGATATCATGGCGATTTCCAGAATGAGTGGTTTCTATTCGTATTGTAAAAGTATTCGCCCAGAATACGCCAGCATTATTGATCAATACTTCAGCATGTTTGGTTATCGTGTAAACACTGTAAAAGTACCGGAAACAAACAGTCGGCAAAGCTGGAACTATATAAAAACAATCAACATCAATATTGCAGGGAATGTGCCTACCCAATACATGGAAGAAATTAAGCAAATGTTTGATCGAGGTGTAACACTTTGGCATGGTGATTATATCGGAGATTATGGAAGGGATAATGGTATAGTATGAGCAGAGAATACAGAGTGGATAAAACAAGAATCAAATGCACAAAAGCAGATTTAATGAATAGCCGTTCTTATATTAATTATTATGAACGATTAAAAAATATTGCAATGAATATGTTTGAATGGCAAAATCTTCCTGATTCGGTCGATGTTAGATGGTTAGAATTGTGCCTATTTGAATTTGGATATTGTTTATTTTTCAAAGATGAAGTTATGGGGTATTTGACTTTGAATTGTTCTATTAGCGGTCAGCTCAATGTCTATAGAACGCCGACTTATTATAGACCGATCACCCCTTCCGGCATTGTTTTTCCTTCTTATAATATTGATAACAGTGTCCTTATCTTTAACAATTACACACGCACCAATACAGAATGGATTATCATCCAGTTTGCAGAACGTTTAGCAAGATTAGAAAGAACCATTGATATTAATGTCAATGCTCAAAAAACTCCCTATCTATATTACACCTCACCGAATACCAAGCTCTCTATTTTGAATATGCAGAATCAAGTAGATAATTTTGAGCCTGCCATTATTGCCGATAAAAATTTCAACCCAGAACAAATTCAAATTTTAAAACTAGACGCCCCATTTATTGCTGATAAACTAGAAATACAAAAGCGCAGAATCTGGAATGAAGCTATGACCTTTCTCGGAGTGAAGAACTCGGGAAGTGAAAAAAGGGAAAGATTAGTGGAAGCAGAAGCGGAAGCCGATGGTGATGTTGAAGCTATGCGTTATGTTATGCTAAGCGCTAGACAACAAGCCTGTGAAAGAATCAATAAAATGTTTGGGCTAAATATTTGGGTTGATTTTAAAAAACCATACATGGAAGAACTTCGAGAAAGAGAAATGGAATCAGAAATTTTAAATAATGACGCTGAATATGATGAAATGGAGGATATTGAAAATGGCTGATTTTACAATAAGTGTCAAAACAATCGTGGAAATGTATTCTCAATTTGACCCAGATTTCATTAATTTCAGTGTTGATCAATTAATATCCAATGCTTTACCTAATATTTTTGATTTCAATTTTCCATTTTATGACGAAGCTAAAAAAGAAGCATGGGAAAGACGTTTTATCAAACACTTCTATATGTATGAAATTGGGTTAGAAACCATTGGATTATGGAAATTAATGATGGAAAATAAACTCAATGAAATTATGCCGTTTTACAATAAACTATATGCTGAATTTGAAAACATTGAAAATATGACAAATAATTTAAATATTGATGAAACAGGAACGCGAAATAATACAGGAACAAGCACGGCTAATAGTGAGCAAAAATCCCAAGGAAATAATCAATCTTTATTTAGCGATACACCGCAATCAAGAATAAGCATAGGGCAACATGATTATGTTACAACGATTACAGAAGGCACAATCGGGGATAATACCAACGCCAACAGTACGCAAAATGTAAACAATGTTGAATCTTATTCAAACAATCGTAAAGGAAATATGGGTAACCGCACAAATGCAGAATTATTCAAAGTTGCGTCAGAATCTATTGTCAATATTGATCAGATGATATATAATGAGTGTAGTGATTTATTTATGCTGATATATTAGAGGAGGAATGAGCATGGATGTCAACCAAGTAATTCAAATTGTTTCAACACTGGGATTTCCGATTGTAATGTGCGGGGCTATGGCGTGGTATGTCTACCACATTAGCGAAACACACAGAAAAGACGCTGCTCAACGGGAAGAAGAGCACCGTCAAGAGGTAGAAAAGCTTAATGAACGGCATAAAGAAGAAATGGAAAAGGTAACAGAAGCTATCAATAACAATACGTTAGCTTTAACGAAGCTTTGCGAAAGGATGGATAAATAAAGCTTATGAAAATTATGGATATTTCAAAACATCAAGGTCTTATTGATTTTGATAAAGTTAAATTATCTGAAAAAATTGATGGAATTATGATTCGTTCTAGTTGGGGGCATTTTCACGAAGATGAGCAATTCCGAAGAAATGTAAGCGAATGTGAACGGCTCAATATTCCTTGGGGTGCTTATCATTATAGTTACGCTTTAAACGAAGACGAAATGAAGCGGGAATGCGCTGGACTCATTGCTCTTCTTGCAGAAATGGAAAAGCTTTATAACAAAAAACCGCTTCTTCCAATTGCCATTGACATGGAAGACGCAGATGGGTATAAAGCAAGAAATAGCACATTAAACAATAAAGCATTAAACACAAAAATTTGCGCATACACCTGCGAAGAACTGGAAAAAGCAGGATATTATGCAATGATTTATTGCAATTTAGACTGGAAAAATAACAAACTAAACTGGAAAGACTTAAGCATGTATGACCTGTGGTTTGCTCGATGGAATACCTCTGCACCGGGCGTCAAATGCGGAATGTGGCAGTTTACCAGTAAAGACAGGATTAATGGAATTAATGGTTATGTAGATATGAGTAAAGCCTATATTGACTATCCAACCTTAATCAAACAGCAAGGCTTAAACCATTGGAATAGCGAAATCGAACCCGAACCCGAAGAGGGAAAGACACCCGATGAAAATGGCGTTGTCTTTGGAAGCTATGTGGATTTAAAACAACCGCTTCAGGTGTTGTGGATGGATGAAAACAACTATGTTCTAGCTTTGAATGATAAAGACAAGGACTCCATGTTTGCGTGTCCAAAGAAATATTTTAAAAAAGTTGCTTAATTTGAGGGAGTGTGAAAAGGCATGAGTATCTATTACAACTTAGGTGAGTTATTAAGCTACAATTGCCTTTTTAACTTCGTGATTGGTAATCGTGGCGGAGGGAAAACCTACGGGTTCAAGGACTGGGCTATCAAAGATTTTTTAAAAAATGGAAATCAGTTCATCTATTTAAGGCGATACAAAAGTGAACTTGTCGATTCGGATAAATTTTTCAGTGACATTCAATTAGCCTATCCAGATCATGAATTTAAAGTAGACGGCAGAACCTTCAAAATAGATGATGAAGTGGCAGGCTATGCCGTTGCCCTCAGCACAGCTTTAACTAAAAAATCGGTTCCTTATCCTCTAGTCAATAAAATCGGTTTTGACGAATTTCTTGTTGATAAGGGTGCAATTCATTATTTGCCTAATGAGGTAACCGCCTTTCTTGAATTTTATTCTACTGTTTCAAGACTTCGAGAAGGAAGCTTAAAAGATGAAGTTCGAGTATTATTTATGGGAAATAACATTTCGATTACCAATCCTTATTTTAATTACTTCTCCATACGCCCTAACTTAAACAAACGATTTAATAAATTCAAAAATGATATCATGATTGAATATTATAAATCAGAAGAATTCATTAATAAAATGAAAGCAACCCGGTTCGGGAAAATGATTAATGGCACAGAATATGCCGATTACGCAATCGAAAACAAAAGCCTATTCGATAGCGACGAATTTGTAGAAAAACGAACACCAAATTGTAAATATGCGTGTACAGTAATTTATAAGAATACTAAAGTGGGATTTTGGACAGATTACAAAGAAGGGTTAATTTTCGCAAGTGAAGTCATTGATCAATCTTGTAAATGGCAATATTGTTTACTGAACAAAGACGCCCAGCCAAATATTATGCTATGTAAAAATGCTAAAAAAGACTTTAGATTATCTCAAATTATCAAAGCATTTGAATATGGTTATTTGAGATACGAAAATATGAGAATTAAAAGTACAGCGTTGGAAATAGTGAGGTTGATTATATGATATTGTTTATTCTTATCTTTATTATCATTGAAATAATTGCTGTTATTCAAATTAATCGCCAAAGAAAGTAGGTGATAAAATGGCGGACATTAAAATTCCTGAAAAATTGCCATATTTCTTTATTGACGCATTGCCATTAGCCTTTGATAAGTCGTTGTCATATTATGAACAAATGGGTAAATTGATTCATAAGGTAAATGAATTAATTGACGCAATGAATAGCTATGCCGAAGATTACAAAAGCTATACCGATGAACAAGTAGCCTTATTAAGGCAATACGTTGATAAAAGTATTAGTGAAGTCTATACTTATGCTGATCAAATTAAAATTGATTTAACTTCTTTAATTGGATTAACAGCCGATGGATTACGAAATGATTATATTTCTAAAATTAATGCTTTATCAACATCTTTAAACTCAAGAATTACTCAGGAAATTTTTACAGTTAACAATAGAATTACACAAGAAGTTATTACATTAAATGCGAGAATTTCAAGAGAAGTCCAAGATTTAAAAGACTATATCAATTCGCAATTAATTGATATAAAAGTCATTGACCCAACAACGGGCTTAGTTTCAGATTTACAAACCACACTCAATAATATTGCTAACTTAAGCAAAGGCGATAGCTTAACAGCCGAAGGATACGATGGCTTACAGTTGACAGCTCAAACTTATGACAACAAGAAACTTACAGCTTATATGTACGATTACCACGGTAAATCATTATTACAATAAAGGAGGTATGTAAAATGAGTTCAACAAATAAAACAACGCATTATGATTTAAGCCAATTTACGGCGAATGATATTCCTGCATGGTTGGCAGATTATAACTCAGATATGGGTAAGATTGATACAGGAATATATAACGCTTCGACATCAGCCAGTGAAGCCAACACAAAGGCAGATAATGCGGCAACTCAAGTAACAGGGCTTGCTTCAACTGTAACAGAATTAACGGGTAAAGTTGATACAAACACTTCTAATATCACACAAGTGCAGGGTGACATTACAAATTTGCAAGGTACAGTTACGTCTAACACTCAAGCAATCCAAGGAAACGCCGAAGCGATTCAATCTATTATTAATCAAGATAACCCCGGCAATATTGCAAAAATTAATGGACTGTTAAATAAAGATAAACTGAATATTACAATTTCAAGTTTTGTCAATGATTCAACATATACAAAATACAAATTCCGTGCTTCCTATTCTTGGAATGGTATTGACAATACATTTATCCCTACTGGAAGTCTTGCGCCAACAAATGAATATGGTGGAGGTATTTTATTAGAAACATCAACAAATTTATTATATGTGTACACTGAAACTGATCCAACCCAGTTGGCGTTTGATTGGCTGAGTGTTAGAAAGGAAAATGTATAATGAGAACACAATTAAATGGCAGTAGCGGGGGGAAAATTTATTTATATAAAGATGGAATATTAGACTCAAGAATTAATTTGCCAGCTGGCATAACAAACAATGGGGAATACCTAGTAAATACTGGCGGAACCACTGTTATGCCATTTAATATTCCTGAAGTTATTGGTAAAAAATTATTCATTAAATGTATGCACACAGGAAACTTAGCTACAAACCAATATTTCTTACTTTGGGAGCAAGGAGTTACGCCCGCAAAATATATTAAATTAATATTTGATGCAGGAAATATCCTTAATCAATTAGTTTTCTTAGGTTATGATTATTCGAACTCACCTGAAACAGCAACCGAACAAATTTCATTTACAGGCAATGCTAACACCATGCGAATTTATGAAATATGGATTGAATAGTTTGACCTCCCTAACCCCACTCCCTCGAGATCGAAACCGAGA